TAGCATTGAAACAATTCCTTATGTAGCAAGTGAAAACTTCACGCAGTTTACTTGTATGATTAATGTGGATATGTTAAGCACGCAGTTGAAAGCAAATATGGCAGATGTTATCGAAATGCAGTATGGCGCAGAAAATAGCGTTAAATTAGTTGATGGTGCGGTTACACAAGTAATTGCGTTATTAGAAGAATAGACATTTCCTCATCTTCTTGGGAAGTGTATAGTTGAAAGACTTGCACTTCCCATTTATTTTATGTTTGACATATTAACAAATATGTGATACAATAAATTATAGATATATAGAAAGGAAAAACAGTATGGCAAAGTCAAGAGCAAGTTTAAAGAATGTAATGAGGTTAATTGAAGATGTTAGTGAAAGTTTACCGCCTGAAAAGAATTTTATTAACGACCTTAAGAGAAGTATAGAATTATCAGCGATGGATAGTTCAAGAAAGCCGTCACAGACTTATAAGCCATCAAGTATGAATTGTACAAGACAGATGGTTTATCAAGTTCTTGGAAAAGATGTAACTGATGGCGGTATGAGTTATACAAGTGTCGGAATCGTAAATTCTGGAAGTGATATTCATATCCGTATGCAGAATTATATTAACGATATGAAGAAGCATAATATGGAATGTGAGTATATCGATATTGAGGATTTTATTAAGTCACGAAATATTCAAGATATTGAGATACGAGGAAAGAGCGGTATAGAAACAAAATTATATCATAAAGACCTCAATATGTCATTTATGTGTGATGGAATTATCAGATATAAGAATCGCTATTATATCCTTGAATTAAAAACTGAAACAAGTAATAAGTTTTTCGCAAGAAATGGAGTAGACCCAAGTCACTATAATCAGGCAATTGCTTATTCGATAGCATTTGGATTAAATGAAGTTATGTTTGTTTATATTAGCCGTGATACACTTGATATGAAAGCCTTTTTATTTAATGTAACTGATGAGATGAAACATAATCTTGTTGGTAGAATTGAATACTGCGATGGATATGCAAAGAACTTTTTAATTCCACCTAAACCATTAGATGTAGAGAGAAAGACCTGTACATATTGTGGATATAAAGAGTTGTGTGCGAGGGATAAGTAATGGCGAGAAAAAATCGTGGTAAAGCATTTGAACAGAGAATAAAAGAAGCCTGTTTAAGTATGCCTGATGTGTCAATAGATAGAATACCAGACCAAATGGGGCATTATAAAGGGGCAAGAAATATATGCGACTTTATAGTATATAGATATCCAACAGAATATTACCTTGAGTGTAAGAGTGTATATGATACAAGTTTTCCATTATCAAATATAACAGACGACCAATTAAAAGGTCTTGTGCGCAAAAGCAATATTCCAGGAGTAATAGCAGGAATAGTAGTTTGGTTTATAGATTTAGACTTAACATACTTTATACCTATTACATATATTCGTATATTAAAAGAAGCAGGTATCAAGAGTATAAATCCGAAAAAAGATTATTGGAACGAATTAGGGACAGATTTATGGAAGTTTCCTGTAAGCGGAAAGAAAGATAGAGTTTATTACAAGTATAACTTGGAACCGTTATTTAATCAGTTGAAGGAGTATTACTTATTATGATTAGATTAATAATTAAGGAAAAGGAAATCATTATAGATACGAATGAGTGTAATTTAGATATTCACGATGGAAAAATCTATGTTGATAACGAGTTAGTAGGTGTTGGAGATTGTGAATTTCATTTAGTGGAGGATGAAAATGTCTACGGTATATGATAATTTAAATCCACAGAATATAAACGATATAAGATTACGGGTTGAAAATAATTCAGAACTTATGGACGATGTTGTAAACAGTATAATTAAGCCTTATGTGAAAGATTTGGATAATTATGTGATGTTTATAAAAGATTGTTTAGCAGACGGCGAAAATCCACCAACTGATGCAGAACTTGATGATTTTAGTTTAAACCTTGCGACTTATATCTATTTTGCAGGCGGTATGTGTGAACAACTTGGAATTAGAGATGATATAAGTAAAGCAGTATATAAGGAAATGTATCACTCAAAGCGTTCGTCATTAGATAAAGGTACGATTGCAGATAAAGATAGTTTAGCGGAACTTGAAAGTCAGCAGGAATATCTTGTAAGTGTATGCTATACGAGAGCCTATAAAACCGTAAAGTCAAAAGTAGAAAATGCACAAGAATTATTATCCGCAGTAAAAAAGGTAATAAGTAGACGAATTCAAGAAACTGAACTTACAAGGATTGGTAACTGATATGTCTTATGATTTAAGAATTAGCGTAAAAGTAGAAGGTGCAGAAGATTTATATGCTATTATAGCAGAGCCTGAATATTCAAGTCCAACATACAATTTACGAGATATGTTTGTAGCGTGTATGGATTGGGATTATGAGCAGGGTAAATGGTATAATGTAGCAGAAGTATTACCGCATATTTATAGAGGAATACAAGAGTTAGAATTACACACCAAAAAGTATGAGAAGTATAATCCGTCAAATGGTTGGGGTAGTGTAAGTTCAGCACTTGAAGCATTAATCTCATTGAAAGATTGTATTTTAAAAAATGGGCCAGAAAATTCGTGGTCGTGGAATGAAATACCTTATGAACTTATGTATATGAGTTGGTAAATTATGAAAAAGTTATTTATTATCGGAATGTTAATAAGTACAGTATTCGCATTAATTTATGTGGATAATGTATGTGCTACAGATGAAGTAGCAACGGGTTCTGGAATACTTTATATAGAAGATACTTATGATTTTCCATATGAAGAAATAGAACAAAATGAGGAAGATTTTATAGAACCGATTATAGGTGAAGTTGAGTATCTATCGTATACAAACGAAGAATTGGAATTATTAGCGCATTTGATATTCGCAGAAGCAGGTAGTGATTGGTGTAGTGATAAAATGCAACAGTATACTGGAAGTGTAGTGCTTAACAGAATGGTAAGTACGAGATTTCCTAATACGATGTATGATGTAGTATATCAAAGTGGACAATATTCTGTCGTAAGAAGCGGTGCAATTAATAAAGTGCCGAATGAAAGAGCCTACAATTGCGCACGATACTTATTAGAGAATGGTTCAGTATTACCTTCAAATGTAGTATTTCAATCACAACATATTCAAGGTGATGGAATATATGAGAAAGTTCAAAATATGTATTTCTGTTATAAGAATTAGGAGGAAGTAAAAATGGCTATTACTAATGTTAATGGTTTTGGTTATCCATTTAAGGAAGATGCAATTCGTGCTGTATTAAACGGTCCAAGTAATCCAAATATAATTGATAGTTGTATGATTGATAAATGGGCGAATTTGCCTAATAGTGCAAGAGGAAGTTATTATAGTACAAAATATGTAGCAAGGAATTATCCGACTTGTACTGATGAATTACCAGAAATTAAGAATGTAATTTTTAATGACCCCGCTACGATTGTATTTTGGTCAGATGGAACAAAGACAGTTGTAAAGTGTATGAAAGGAAAAGAGTTTAATACTTGGGATGGTCTTGCGATGGCAATTTGCAAGAAGTTGTTCGGAAAGAAGTTTAAGAAAACATTCAGAACTTGGTGTGGTAAGTAGTATGAGTGAAAAAGTCAATCATCCTAAACATTATACAAAGAGCGGTAAAAAAGAGTGTATTGTAGAAATGCAGGAGAAATACGGAACTGCGAATACAGCAATCTTTTGTTTGATGAGTGCTTATAAATATCTTTATCGGGCTGGAGAAAAAGAAGGAGAAGCATACGATGAAGATATAGCAAAAGCAAAGTGGTATCTGCAATATGTCGATGATTTAAATGCACCAATACTTGATATGTATTACTGGCAATTAAAGCAAGATGTTGAGAGGAAAATAAAAAGTGCTTAAAGTAGAGAATTTAGAAACTTGGGGATTTGAACACGCTATTAGAGGTATGAGAAATCCTATGAATAGTTGGGATAAGAGTGATAGCAGACCTGTAAAAGCAAAAGTATACGGTTCAGATGAATCTATATATCCTTTGGGATTTGCTTTAGGTAAAAAAGATTTAGATTTAATGCGCAGACTTTATAATGCTGGT